GGAGCAGATAAAACAGCTACATCTGGAACGTTTACAATTCAGTTTCCAGCACCAACTTCAACAGCAGCGATTCTAAGAATTTCTGGTTAATCGTAGGAGGTAAAATCCTATGGCATCAGGAACTTGGAGCACCGGCTTTTGGGGTCAAAACCAATGGAACGATTTAGCTAACGCATCTTTTACAGTTACAGGTATTGCACTCACTGCAAATCTTGGAACTCCAACTGAGGTTACCGGTGAAATAAACTCAGGTTGGGGTAGACTTGAATGGGGTATTAATGGTTGGAATATAGCCGGCACCCTTATACCTACAGGTGTTGCCGGAACATTTTCTCTAGGAAGTATAACTACAAAAATAGACGTAACTCCTACAATAGGAAACTTCGGACTGACAGCTGCTTTAGCTAGTGTATCAGCTTCATCAGTTGCTACTCCTACTGTAACTGGAATTGCCATGACATCTACTTTGGCTAATGTAGATGCTGGTCCAGATGCTATGGCAACTGGTAATGCAGCTACGATGGCTCTTGGTACAATAGATGCATTTAACCAAACAGGTTGGGGTAGACAAGGTTGGAATGTAAATGCGTGGGGCGTGGAGGGTCAATTCGCAACAGCATTGGTTTCTGGAAATAATATTACTGCAACTCCAGGAACTCTTACACCTTCCGGAGATGCTAATTTAACAGCTAATACTTTAAACGTAGCCCAAATTACTTTAGGCAATGTAGACCCTGCACCAGATGCTTTTGTAACAGGTAATGCCGCATTATTAACATTAGGAACTTTAGGATTTCAAGGAGATGTTAGCCCTTCAGTAACTGGTATAGCTATGACAGCTACTTTAGGTAATGAAACTGTTGATTTAAATCAACAGGTCGATGTTTCAGGGCAATCTCAAAGAGTTAGATTATCGTCAGTAACTGCATTTACTAATGTTACGGCAACATTCACTGGATTTGGGTTGACTATAGCTCAAGGATCTGGTAGTGCTTTGATCTGGAACGAAGTTAATACAGGTTCAGCGCCTATAACACCTCCAGGATGGCGAGAGGTGGCTGCATAATGAGTTTGACACAAACTCATATTTTTAATAAAATAAAAGTATAAGGAATTAAAAAATGGCGAATTCAACATCTGCTAATCTAAAACTTACGGTCCAAGCAACTGGTGAAAATTCAGGAACTTGGGGACAAATTACAAACACAAATTTATTAATTTTAGAACAAGCTATAGGTGGTTTTACAACTTTTAACGTAACTAATGCTAGTAGAGCATTAACTTTTACTAACGGTGCTTTATCAAATGGTAAAAATGATGTTATTAGATTAACAGGTACATTGGCTGGAAACTTAAATGTAACAATACCAGACTCTATAGAAAAAACTTATATTGTACAAAATGACTGTGACCATGCAGGAAACACATTAACTTTTAAAACTTCATCTGGTACAGGTGTATTATTATGTGAAGGTAATTGTTATGTGTTATATTCTGATGGTACAAATGTTGTAAAAGCAAACGAGTATAGAAAATGGAGAGTTATATCAGCAGCAGAAACAGTTCAAGCTGGTGCAAAACTTTTTGTAAATACAAATGGTGGATCTGTGACGGTAACACTTCCAGCATCACCTGCAACTGGAGATGAAGTTCACTTTGTCGACCAAGGTTATGATTTTAACTCAAATGCATTAGTAGTTGGAAGAAATGGCTCTAACATTGCTAATGCTGCATCTAACTTAACTGTTAACACACAAGGCGCAGCTTTTGGTTTAGTATTCTCAGGCGACGCTACAACAGGATGGACTTACACGGAGAAATAATATGTCAAATTACGAAGCAACAAAATACGATTTTTCTGGAGCAAACCTTACAGGTATCGAAGGTATACCTACGGCAACTATTGTGCCATGGTCTTCTTCTTCAGTGCCTAGTGGCTTTCTAGAATGTAATGGTCAAACAGTCTCGAGATCAACTTATTCTGCTTTATTCGCAATCATAGGCACAACTTATGGTGCTGGAGATGGTGCAACTACTTTTTTAGTTCCTGATCTTCAAGATAATGTTGCGATAGGTAAATCAAATAACAAAGCTTTAGCATCGACTGGTGGTGCAAATACAGTTCAATCAACAGGTAATGTTGGTGGTTCAACAGGTAACACCACTTTATCCACACCACAAATTCCTTCACACAGTCACTCTGGGGCTGCTAATTCTGGAGGTGTCTTTGGTTTTAATGCTCCAAGTCCAGGAAGTCCAACACCAGGAGCTGGAGCTGGGGGTACAACTGGAAACACAGGTGGCGGTGGAGCACACTCTCATAATATGAGTGCAAACTTTACAGGTGATTCAACTTCTGTTTTACAACCTTATTTAACTGTTATATATATTATAAAAACTTAGGAGTAATATGATTGGAACTTGGACAGTAATTTTTGAAGATAAAATAATAATAAAGCAATCATTGTTAAACAGTGAAGGTTTTGGATTTGCACATAAAATTGACGACGATGCTTTTTGGAGCAAACCAGAATTTTCTAATATTTGGGCAATACAAAAAGATGCTTCGAACATAAATGACGAAGTAGAGCATAGAGATACTAGTTCTCACTGTTCTTTAACAACTGAAGGTATAGAATTTCAACAATTTATTGATAAATGGGACGCTGCACATTTAGCGCATTTACAGTCTGTTTGGGACGAAGACAACGTTGACGGAGAAACAGCTGAACAAAAAATAAACAGATTAGGTGCAAGACCCACTTCTTATTCTTCATAATCAGTTATAAATTCATCCACGAAGTTAATAAATATTTATCACCTGATAAAGGCGGATTTCCTCTATGAACGTAAGGAAAACTAGCTGGCCAAATTACTATTCTACCTGTTTTAGGTTTTACTCTTTTTGAAAAATGTAAAAATTCTGTTTCTCCTCCTTCTTTTACATCATTCAAATATATGGTGAACACTAATGCTCTTTTTTGATTATCAAACCCTTTACCATGTTCAACATGCCAAACATGGTACCCTTGAGTAGGTAGAGTTTTTTGAATTTTTAAAGTGGTATAATCAAACTCTGGGAGATCAAAGGCTTCTTTTACCCCTGTGGCTTTTTCATAATGTTTTAAAGCTACATCAAAATTCACTAATAAATATTTCATTTCTTCAAACCAAAAATCATGATTGGCGTCAGAAGCAAAAAATTGGTTGTCCTTCTTTTGTAAAATGGGTGCATTTTCAAAATTCTGTCTATTTACTGTATGTTTAAATTTGACGGCACGTTCAAAAAGTTCAATAGCTTTTTTACAATCAGCTTCAGGAATCCAATTATCATATACTCCAATAAAATTTTCTATGTTTTGTTTTCGTAAATTATTGTTCATCTTTTAATCTATCCTCCTTGTGTTTAGAGTGAGGCCCGTTTTGATCTACATAATGCATAAACACTTGAGCACATCCCTCTCCTTTAAATTCATTTCTCCAATGTGGAAGATCACATCCTAAATAAACTACACCATCTCCTTCTTCCATTTCTATAGATGATTTATCAACATGGATAGGCCAATTATCAGTTTTATGTATACAAGCTGTAATGCTTATTTCACACGAAGGTCTATCCTTATGTTTTTTTAAAGTAGCTCCGTAACTGTAATATCTCCAAAAAGCATAAGTTTTATATAATTTTAATCTAGTCTCTTCTTCCATTCTTTTAAGTTTTAATTCTAAAAAAGTATTTAGTAGAGGATCCTTGTACCAGGATGGAGACATAGGGGCTTGATGATCCGTGTCCCATGAGCCTTTTAAACGAGAAAAACAATAAGGTTGAAGAATTCTTAATTCTTCTTCATTAAAAAAATTTTTAATTAATCGATATTTAAAGTTTCTTATGCTATCCATGTTACTATACTATATCGAGTTCCTTTTGTTATAGGTTCTATTTGATGAGGATATAAAAAATTACTAGGAAAAAAAATAATTGTTCCCGTGGTGCATTTAATTTTTTTTAATATATCTTTTTGATCAGGTGTGTAAAATACTAAATCGCCGCCTTCATAATTTTCGTTTAAATTAATAATACAACTTAAAGTTCGAGGACTATGTAAACTATGATCAATATGTTTTTCATATTTACCTCCTACTTCGTATTTTAATAAGTCTACCTGGTTAATAAGACCCACATTACATAGAGGAAATTTAACTTGATAAAAATAAAAATTGTTTTTTAAAAATTTTTCTACATGTTTAAAATAAATAATGTCAGAAATTAAAGTGTCAGATAATGTGTGTCCAAAAACATTCCTATCTGTGAGATTAATGATATTTTTAGAAGAGTCTTTTTCTGGTATATTTACTTTCATTTTTTTCTTAGCTCGGTAATCTATAAATTTTATAAATGATTTTACAAAATAATCAGGTAGTTTTTGGTTGATAGATACAATACAGTCTTCTAATTTCATTTTAGGTCTTTCTTCATTTAAATAAGTAGTATATAAGAATTATATGCTACAAAAATTAAATTTCAAGTCTGGATTTAACAAACAAGATACAGAATCTGGTGCTGAAGGGCAGTGGGTAGATGGTGATTTTGTTAGATTTAGATATGGTTTACCTGAAAAGATAGGCGGTTGGAATCAACTAACAGCTGCTTCTTTAACATTGCCAGGCGCTGCTAGACAACAGGTTGCCTTTACTAGTTTTGCTGGAGAAAAATACGCGGCCATAGGAACATCTCAAGGTTTATTTTTATATTATGGAAATGATTTTTTTGATATTAGTCCATTAGATACGGCAATAACTGGAGCTACTCTTACAACAGTAAATGGATCAAGCACTGTAACTGTAAACAAAGCGTCTCATGGTTTGTTAGCGGGTAGATATATTACGTTATCCGCTGTAACAGTGACCGGAGCATCGGCTTTTACAGCATCTGATTTACAAAAAGCATATGAAATTTTAACAGTTGCTACTGATAGTTTTACAATACAAGCTTCATCTAATGAAACAGGATCTGGTATGACAGCTGCTGGAGCTGCCACAATTAATCCATATGTATTAGTTGGACCAACAACTCAAACAGGTGGTTATGGATGGGGTACATCAAGTTGGGGTGCCTCTACATGGAACACACCAAGAGGAACCACAACCGTAACTCTAGATGCAGGGAACTGGAGTTTAGATAATTTTGGTCAAGTTTTAGTTGCAACTGTTTTTAATGGAGAGACTTTTACGTGGAACGCTGGAGCTACAAACGCAAGAACTATTAGGGCATCTAAAACTACAAGTAACTTTCAAACAACAAACAATCCTACTGCTACTAGAATATCTGTAGTATCAGATAGAGATAGACATTTGTTTCATTTAGGGACAGAAACAACAATTGGTGATACTTCAACACAAGATCCTATGTTTGTAAGATTTTCTAATCAAGAAGATTTAAACACTTATGCACCTACAGCTACGAACACAGCTGGAACATTTAGATTAGATACTGGAAATGAGATAAGGGCTGCCATACAAGGTAAAGATTATATCTTTGTAATTACTGATTTAGCTGCTTACGTTTTACAATTTGTAGGTCCGCCTTTTACATTCTCAGTCAGGCAGGTTGGCACTAACTGTGGATGCATTGGACAAAATGCAGTATCTTATGCAAACGGTGCCGTATGGTGGATGGGAGCAGAAGGAGGATTTTTTGTATTTGATGGAACAGTAAAATCTTTACCATCACTTGTAGAAGACTTTGTATTTACAACAGATGGAGATAATTTAGGATTAAATTTTGATGCAAGAGATGTAATATTTTCATCACCAAATAACCTATACACAGAAGTAAACTGGTTTTATCCAAAAGCAGGATCTAGTCAAATAGATAGATGTGTTACTTATAATTATGCAGAAAGAAGTTGGACCACATCTTCACTAGATAGAACGTCGTATCAAGATCAAGGTGTTTTCAATAAACCATATGCAACTGATTATGATGATTCAGCCACACCTAATTTTCCAGATATTTTAGGTATAACAAATACTTATGGAGCATCTATTTACTATGCTCATGAAGTAGGAACTGATCAAGTTAATAGTACAGGAACCACGGCCATACCTGCTTTTATTAGATCTGGAGACTATGATATTACATCTAGACAAAGCGCTTTTGGAACGACCACAGGTTTAGTAGATTATAGAGGAGATGGAGAGTTCTTTATGTCTGTTAAAAGATTTATACCAGATTTTAAGTATCAAACAGGCAATGCTAAAATAACTTTATTTATTAGCTCTTTTCCAGATGATACCCCTGTAAGCTCTCCATTAGGACCCTTTACAGTTACGACAACAACTGATAAGGTTGACACTAGGGCCAGAGGTAGATTAGTATCTCTGCGAATAGAAAACGATGCTACAGGTGAAACCTGGAGATATGGAACGTTAAGATTAGATGCTCAACCAGATGGTAGAAGATAATGTCAGAGATTAGATATAAAGATTTTAAAAACAAAGTAGATTTAACTAAACCTTATAACGACCAAAATATTACTATTACAACCAAATTTAGTGAATCTGAATTTAATGATTTTAAAAATAGAGCTGTTGCAGAGGCAATAGTAGATAAGGGAACTGTTGGAGCTGGAGCCGCAAGTGCAGTTGATCTTTCACAAGACTCACCGGAAGTGCGAGAGCTAATAGAAAGAATAGCAGATGAAGCTGAAATACCGGGATCTTTTGGTAAAGCTGATGATGAAACAGTAGAATTTATAAAAAGAATTCAAGAGGGAAAGAAAAAAGGATCTGGCGTATCAGGTATATTTGAAAGTTTGCCACCTGAATTAAAAAAAGAATTTGAATTATTTGATGCAAGTAAAGTTGATAAATTAGTAGAGGTGCCTGGCACCGTTAATAGGTTTGGATTTCCGTTAACAGCAGACATGGCAGGTGGTATGTTTAACGTGCCATCTGTTTCTGATCAGATTAGAGCGCAACAAGCATCTAAAGAAGCAGCTGCTAATATTGGTGACTTAATTACTGGAGTAGATGAGCCAAGACCAGGGGCTGGTATGGGTGTAAACCCTGTTTTATTACAAGGACCAAACTTACCTAGCGCTGCCTTTGAAGGTATACCTGCCGCGCTTCGTACAGTCGACACGGCAAATCTTACAGCTTTAAACGCAGATTTAAATAATGATGGTGTGGTTGATGAGTTGGATCAACAAATTGCAATGAGCACATTACCAGGACAACCCCCTGTCCCTGGAGTATCATCTCAACCTATGCAAAAACAAGGTTTAATGGATCTATTATCTAATTTTTTACCGGGCGTAGGTTTCTTACAAAGAGCTTTTCCTAATCAAGTTATTGGTAGAACTGATCCTTTTATGCCAGGTGGATTTACTCCAGCGGGTAATCCTTTTGGTGGAGTAGTACGAGGTGGTATTTATAGCGCTCCAAATATATCAGGTATAGGTAGAACAAGAACACCTGTTGGTTTAGCGAATGACTTCTTCGATGCAAGAACTGGTAAAACAAGATTTGATAGAGCGTTAGATAGATTTAAAGAAACTGGTAAGATGAGAGATTTATTTGCAGCTTCTAGATCTGGTGCAGAATTTAGAAGACTTAAAAAACAAGCTGCTTCAGGTATTATAGGAGGAGAAGTTCTTCCAACTAGGCGACCTACTAGAGTATTTTCACAACCAAGCCCTGATTCTGGGGGTAGACAAAGTCCTAGAGGTAGCACTACGACTGCTAGTGCTACTGGTGGATTTGGTCAAGCTGATTTTAGTGGAGGACCACTATAGTGGCTAAGATCACAAACTATATACCAGAGCCAAAAGAAGAATATGAAGTAGATAATCAAAGACAAATTTTAGAATCTTTGAATACTATGAAACAACAACTTAATTTTTCTTTTCAACAAGATTTAAAAAACGAGCAAGACGCTTTTAATTACTTTTTAACATGACAATACAATATAAGAATCAAGGTTTTAAACAAGCGGATGTAAACAAAGCTACAGTGCTCACTTGTCCTAGTGATGGAGCGATTATAGTTAAAAGTATATATTGTGCAAATAATGATGCGTCCTCGGGCATTTTAGTAAATATGAATTTGGTTGATTCATCTGATTCAAGCACAGAGTATGAATTTTTTAGAGATGAAGTAGCCGCTAAGTCACAAGTAAATGCTACACCTCAAGGCTTGAACTTAGAAGCAGGTGATGCTATAACGGTGCAAGCAGCAACTGGCAGTAATAAAATACAAGGTGCCATAAGTTATGCTTTATTAAACAGAGAGAATGAAAACGGATAATATACACAAAATTGATTGTACGACTATAACTACTTATAGAAATACAAAAACAGGTGAAGTATTTAAAGAAAAGAAAGAAGGGCCGGACATAGCTCAAGATGTAACTGTGCAAGTGTCACCGAAAGGATTAGATGTTCTTCAGAAAGTAATGCAAAAACAAAATGATAAACCTAAACCCTAAAGGTGGGACGGAGTTACAATACGATTATCTAACTGATTACGTAGATAAATCTATTCTAAATCAAGTTCAAATTACAACATCTGTGCCTGAAAAAATACCTTTGCATCCAACAAAGATGAATATTCTATGGCAAAAAAATTCTTATGATCAACCAAATTTAGCACCATGGTTTAAAGACAAAAACAATCATAAAAAGTATGAGTGGTATGTTTTTAATTCACACTGGACTTACGAAAAATATAGATATCAGTTTGATATACCAACAGAAAAATCTGTAGTTATCAAGAATGGTATTGATAAAATACAAAAGTCGGCTCCTTATAAAAAAGATGAACCTATAAAAATAATACATCAAAACACACCGTGGAGAGGGTTATCTATATTACTTGGTGCAATGCAACTTGTAAAAAATCCTTTGATAACTTTGGATGTGTATTCTTCTACAGAAGTATATGGAAAAAGTTTTTACGATAACAACGATAAATATTACAAAGCTTTGTATGAACAAGCAGAGGGTTTACCAAACGTAAATTATATTGGATATAAAAGAAATCAATACATAAAAGATCATTTACAAAATTATCAAATGTATGCGTATCCTAGCATATTTGAAGAAACGTTTTGTATATCTTTATTAGAATGCATGGCAGCTGGTTTGTATTGTATAACCACAGATTTAGGAGCTTTGCCAGAAACAGGTGCAGAGTTTCCTATATACATACCATACGATAAAGACTTTAGATCACTAGCAGAGAAGTTTGCATTTGGTATAGAAGCTGCAGCTAAAACATTACATGAAACACAAATACATAATCATTTAGAAGTACAATCACACTATGCTAACGCCTACTACAATTGGAATAAAGTAGGATATCAGTGGGAAACATTTTTGAAAGGAGCACTCGATGCAAGATCCAAATCAACCAATATGGTTTACGAGCCACGAAAAGAAAGGTAATGTAAGAGAAGTTCATCTTGGAACTTCACCACATCGTATAATGGTGTGCACACCTGTGCATAGCGATGTGTCAATGCATTACTGTCAAGCCGTTTTAAAATTTCAACAACAATGTATTAATCGTAATATGTTATGTAGTTTTACTTTAATGAAATCGTCTTTAGTAACACAAGGTAGAAATCTTTGTGTAGCCGAAATGTTAAACCATGTAGATAATTATACACACCTGTTGTTTATAGATTCTGATATTGACTTTGAATTTACTACAATAGAAAAAATGTTAGCTACTGATAAAGATATAATATCTTGTCCTTATCCTATGAAAAGTTTTGACTGGGATAAAACATGGAGAAGATTTACTACTAAAGAAGATGCTATTACAAAAGCAGATGATTTACCCAAGTCGGGTCTCACCTTCCCTCTCAAATTAAATGATCCGACTAACATACAAGCATCCGGAGGAGTTGTTGAGGTTACTCACGCTCCTACCGGTTGTATGTTAATTAAAAGATCTGTGTTGGAGAAAATGATAGAAGAGTATCCACAGTTAGAGATCTACCAACCTACTAATATAAATGGTAAAGAAGTTAGTAAACAGAACTTTTATAATCTATTTGACACGATTCATGAACCAAGCACCAAGCGTTGTTTTGGTGAAGACTTTGGCTTTTGTCAAAGATGGACAGATATAGGTGGTAAAGTTCACGTATATATTATGGATTATATTACTCATGTTGGTGAGTTTCAGTATTGTGGACGTTTCTTTGACGATTTAAAACAAGGTACAAGCCCTCGTAAATCTATTGACGATAAAGAAAAAATCAAATAAAGTGTGATATTTTCAGGATAAGTACGCCTGCCACACTAATACAATTTAGGCAAAATTATGACAATATCAAGAATGCAACAACCAAGACAATTATACGGGCTAGGCAGCTTTGTTAGATCTATTAAAAAAGGTATAAAAGGTATAGGTGGCGGTATTAAAGATGCCTTGTCATCTGACGCTGGTAAACTAGCTTTATTAACACTTGGTGGCTTTGGGTTAGCTGGTAAAGGACCTGCTGCATTTTTAAAACCTATTGGTTCTGGTATTATGGGTGGGTTACAGTCTTTTGCTGGAAGTAAAGCAGGTAGTAAACTTCTTGATATAGGAACTGATGTAGCAGTAGGCTCGCTTGTAGGAGGAGCTCTAGATTACTTTGATAGAAAGAATCTACCTGAGAGTCCAGAATTAAAAGGTGGTAGAACAGCTGCAGAGATAGCAGAAATAGAAGCTGGGTTGAGAGATGCATATAGAAATTTAGGATATAGTGAGGGTGAAATAGATTTATTAGTAGAGCAAAACATGAGAGAATATAGATCTCAAGGTGGTCGTATAGGTTTTGATAAAGGTAGTAACTT